TACCAGTACCATTAGGGTCTACAGCGTGTTCATTACCTTCAACTTCAGCAGTAGCATAATCTTCATCCATACCTCCCATGTTATAATAACCACCAAGTTTAAATAAACTCTTTTGAGTAGAAGTTTCATAAGGAGCAAATCCAGAAGCACCATAATTATTAGCTTGTTCAATAGCATCTGAAGCTAACTGAAAATTCTTTTGTTCTTCTGCTTTAAGTTTCTCAGCTTTACTGTCTTTTAAACTTTTAGCAAATCTAAAAGGTGCGCCTACGGCAGAACTTCTAAGTAAGTCACCTGCTATGGTTCCTTTACCATCTCCAAATTCTGAGAATAAAGGCATAGGGTCATAAGCAGCACCAGTAGCTTTTATATAAGGATTAGATGATTCTTTAAGTTTATTTGAAAATCCTCTTGTTGCAGTATAAGCAGTACCTGACCCTGGAGCCATAGAATTTAATCCCATAGCTACAAGAGGGTCTACAGATTGTTGGAGTTCTTCTCCTCCATTAATATATTTAACTAAACCACCGTTCTTTAATTTCTTTTTAGGATTGTTTCTCATTTCATTTTGGTTTAAAGCCCCTATTCCTATCGCTGCTGGTACTAATGCTTTATATATATTAGGATTGGTCATATCAAACATTCCATTATTACCTGTTGCTGATTTAAGAAAATTTCCTTGTTTGTGGTTTATTATATCCACAAAATCAGCATCATAAGAATCAAAAATATTACTAAGTCTTACAGAGTTTTTATCATTTTCAACCATCCATTTAGCAATATCATCTGTAGATGTAAAATCACCTTTAGAATTATGTAAATCTCTTGGTGGAGGAGCATCACCAAAATATTTTCTTGGAATTTCTCTCCAACTTCTACCTTGATTATTTATAGTTATACTATTATTACTTTTAGGGTGATATAAATCAAACAATGCTCTACCCCCGTATTGTTCAGGAGTAGCAATATTATTTGCAAAGTCACTACCTCCTGTGTAGTGTTGAGCTGTAGTTTTGTCTCCTGTAAATACTATTGGATGAGGTCTGTTTGCTAAATTTTCGTTATCTCCTCCTCTATATACTTTATTATATCCTTCTGGAAATGCCTTCTTAAAATTCTGACTATTCTGTTGTACAAATTGTTCAGGAGTTCCTTTAAATGCAGAACCATCTGAATTTTTCATCCAACTACCATTAGCTTTAGAAGTTGATTCAATAGCATTATACTCTTTCATCAATTGAGAGTTCTCAGGAATTTCTTTATTCCATTTACCCCAATCTATTTCTGATTTAAAATTACTCTCAGGTTTAGGGATTTCTTGGTAGCCTTTTAGCCAATGCTTTTTTAATAACTTAACATCTTCTAATGGTATATCAGAAGCATTACCAAACTCATCTAGGTTTTTGTAGCCTCCATGTCTCCCTTTTAAAGGAAGTCCTGTAACTGGGTTTATATCTCCTCTTTTATATAAAGGTTTAGATACTTCTGCTACTATATTATCCCCAGGATAATTACCTATTTTACCTTTAGCAAAGTAAGGAGCATCAGAAGGTCTTGATAAAATACTACCATCTCCTGTAGGATTAGCTTTTAATGCTTTTTCTTTCAAAGCGTGTTCTAAACCATCTTCTCCTAAAGTTCTGTAGTATTTACCAGGATGGGGTTTACCCGCAAAAGGATTTAATTTATAAGCATTCTTTAAAGGAGTTTTAGATATATCTATCATTCCTCCAATAGGATTAGCAGCATCTAAAAGAAAATTACCTACTTTACCTAGTCCTTTAATCATAGGAGTTCCTGGAAGTAAAGCAGCTTCAATAGGAACATATTGTATAGCAGGTTCAGGTATTCTGTAGTTTTTCCAGTCTTCAGGTGTCCAAGATTCAGGATTTTTAGCTACTCTTTTTTTAGCAAGTTTACCTTCTGCTATCTTTTTAGCTTCAGGAGTTTTAGCAGCAACTAGTTCATCCATTAATACATTACGTATTACAGGTGTAATAAAGGTTGAAGATGCTGGTGTAGTTTGAATAGGTAAATTAATACGAGGTTTAACTTTACCTCCATTGGGGTACTTCTTAAGTAATTTATCAACTAACTTCTTAGCCATATACAAATTTATGTTATCTAGGTGACAATCTCATTGATGCACCTACTTTTTGAAGTGTGTGTTTATATGAGTTGTTGTTATCGTACTCTAATCTAATGATGTGAAAGTTATCTCTTAGCTTAGAGCGTTGTTTCCAAGGAACTGTATTTGATATAGCTGAAGTGTTAATATTCAGGTTGTTAATCTGGTCTACAATAGGAGTAGTTTGGTCATAGCTATCTCTGAATTGATTTACTGCCCAAACACCTTCTGAGTTCCTTGCAGTAGATAAATTAGTGATAATCACTTCATTAGCTATCTGATAAGTGTTATATAAGTATGCTCTGTTAAATGTATCTAAAGGAAGTACAATACCAGATGAGTTAATTGTTTTGGTTATAAAACTAAAAGCAGATAGTACAGTTATCTCTCCTTGAGGAGTATTAGATACATATTCATATATTGTTTTCTGCTTAGTGGCAGTATAATATAATCCTGTATTACTTGGAATATTGTGTTTGAATAATTTATATAACTTAGTTGAGTAAGTATTCTGTTGAGTAGAATAGATGAAATCTGGATAATAACTGTACCAACTTCCCCAGCATTTTTGCTCAGGATAATAAGAAATAGTATAAGAGTTATCTACAGAGAAATCTTCTAAATCAGGAGGAAGTAATCTTGCAGTACCTCCTATAAATGGAGATACAAAGTCTCCAAATTGAGATACAGGCTCAGAAGTCACGTAGTAAAGTTTACCATCTTTAAGGAATATATCTCCTTCATTAAATAATATTACTGTGAGAATAGTAATCCTATAAAACCCTACAAATCTTGCTGGGTCTATAGTAAAGTCTTTTTTAGTGATGATTATTCTATTAGATTGCTGGTCATAAGTAGACATCATTCCTACTTGACCATTAACTACAGTATTATCTGTTTTAAGAGGTTCTGTGTAAGCATAGATTAATTCCCAATTAGCAGGGTCATCTTCTGGAGGAGTAGTTGATGTGAATGGAAATCCTGAGATAACCTGATAATAATCAGCATTACGTCTTACTATATCTCCAGGAATATATCCTGAAGAAGCACTCCACTCAGGATAACCTATACTTTCTATAAGCTCTTGAATTTGATTAAGAAACTTAAATGGTAGATATGTATTAAACCATCTAAACAATCCTTGTCCAGAAATTTCAGTTATAGTATCAGTAATAAGAAATACCTTACCATTCTTAGCATCAGGGAAGAAATACCCATAAGGAGTGATTACACCAGCAAATTGGTTTTGAGTACCAGCATAACCTAAATCAGTAAATATAATCTCTTTAGGGTCTACAGAGAATATATCAGCTTGTCCTAAGAATGCCTCTGTTGAAGAAGTCTTAATAGAATCAATACCAATAGTCTTATATAATCCTTGTTCAAAGTGAAGTATAATCTTATCTGGAGTTTGTTTGATTACTATAAGTTCTCCTCTACCTAATCCCACATCTTTGTATTCAGTAGGTGAGAATATTAACAGATTATCTTGTTGTGATTCAGGATTATCAATAGCTGACCTATGAACTCTATTAGTGAATTTACTTGTAGGAGTAGTTGTAAACAACTTGGGTTGAATAGGAGCTGTCCTAATATCTTGTAAAGAGGAGTAAGTAGTATTGTAACCATAATAATCAGCGTAAGCTGTACCTATTCCAAGTACATCTACTTGTGGTGAGTGAGGATAAAATAAGTCTCTTGGACCAGTTCCTGTTTCACGAAGTAGAAAGTTAGATAAACTTTGATGAGGAACTATATGTAAAACAGTGTATGCAGATATATCAAAATTAGTAGCAGATGCTGGGTAACTACAAAAAGTTCTATAACCATATATACCAGTATAAATATCTCCTTGTATTTTACCTGAGCTTGTTGAGCTTGATGTAATCTCTACATAAGTACCAGTATCTTCCAATTCTTGAGAATCAAAAGATTGGTATACATCTTCTTTATAAGAGTAGAGATAAACATATCCTTGATTAGATATTTTATGAGGATTTAAAAGTGTACCATCAGTATCAAAATCAGTTACACCAACTAAAGTTCCTGTACTAAAAGTAGCAGAAAGGTTATTTACAGTCTCAAATATTATATGGAAATCTCCAGAGAAGTTATTTTGACTTCTTGTAGTACCATAATAATTACTATTAACTACTAATGCAGAGCTAGCAAAATTTCCTGGATTAGGAGTATTATAATTCTCAAGCTTACAAGTAAGTACAGCATTGAGTTTAGTTTGCTCGGAGATGTCAGTAGGAAGTAGTGATGTGTAATCAGCAGTATAAGCACCAATTAAAGGTGCACCTCCAGCAGCATAAGTAGCAACATTTGATACAGGTCCAAATACACCACTACCTGTTTTATTTACTAATGTTACAGAATACTTCAAATGAGTCTTAATATGACTAACAGTAGAGGTATCTATTTCAGAATTAAGAATACTAAAATCATTCATTGAAAATACCTTAGTTCTTGCAGTAGTAGTCCAAGTTCCTCCAGGAGCAAAGTTTAGATTAATTCCTGTATTAAAATCCTGAAGTGCATTTACAGCAGATACAGTAAGTAAGAACTTAGGTGACATTATACCATTAGCTATTACTGTAGCATTGTTATAATTTCTTTTAGCAGCATATACTTTGAATCCTTGTATATTAGCTCTTACTGAAGCAGGTAATCTTAGATTCTTTAATTTAAGAAAAGCTACTTTTAATTCTCTATCAGCACCGTCTTTAAATGAAGTAGTGTTGAGAGTAGGCATCTTATGATGTCTAACCAAAGAATTTCTATTAGTGTAAACTACAGTACCATTTTCATCTACTACATCCCAATCATCAGTATTAGGGTAAGTTTCATTGGTGTTTTGCCAATAACCCATATTAGAAGATAATCCACTACTATATATATTAGTAGCATTGGAGTTACCTGCTGTATTACCAAATTGGAAATACTTACCTGTAGCATTTACTTGTAAAGCTTCAGTCACATTAACTAGTGAACTAGCCCAAGTATCTATTTCTTCTGTTTCAAATTTAGCTGTAGTTGGTATTAATGCTGCTGGTCTTCCAGGAATATGAAAAGCATTTGTTTCTAATCCTTCATCTGTGATAAAAGACATATATAAAGCATATACTTCATCATGAAGAAATCCTTTCTTTAAAGCTATTCTATATTCATTATAGTAACTATCTTCTACAGATACTCCAGCATTAGTATAGGGTACAGGGTCTATAGTTTCAAGTTCGTAATCTACTATAACATTGTTTACATATCTCTGTAGATTAGGTAATTCTGGTTCAGTTAAGTTACCTATATATAATCTCTTTTGGTGATAAGCAAGTGTCTTACAAGTATTATAAAAAGCTTTAGGTATAACTACATCATCTAGTGTTAATTCTGTATATGTTTCTGTTCCTGTATATCTAAAGGTTTGTGTAGAAGCTACTACAGGAATAGTTAAGAATACTCTTGGAGCAAGTACTACATTATTTACTTTAGGTATAACAGCAATCCTCATAAACTCAAATCTTGAGTCTGTGGTTGCAATTTGAAGGTTTATTGATTTAATTGTAACTACGTTATTACTACCTTCAAAGTCATTTGGAAATGTACTTATTGGGTGAGGGTCTCTATATATAGGTACAGGTTGAGATACTGCATTATAACTTGTTTCATTACCTTGAGCATCTACATAAGCTACAGCAAAGTAATATACTCCAGCATCTATCTGTCCTCCAAAGTTATCTACACTTGTTGGAGTTATGGTTGGATAAGCAACATCTCTAAATGCATTGAGTTTCTCTACATCAGAGGGAGTATTAAACTCAAAGTTAGCATTTAGGTCTAATGTATGATTGAATACATTTAAGTATCTTAATCTATTTAGATTATCTGTCCAATAAATTAATTGCTCTCCTTTAGAGTTAATCTTATATACTGCTTCAATTAAATTGAATGCAGAGAAATCTAAATAAGTAGAGTTTATTATAATTCTATAATTACCAGCTTCATTAATAACTCCTATTTGAGAAGTCAGCCCATCAGCAGATACCGAGAATAATACTGTAGTATCATTGTTTAGTACACACTTACCTATAATCAAGTTATCTACAAAGTCTCTGAATAATTCAAAACCATCCTCATTAACATACTCATTATCGAGTTTGTTAAGATTAGCATTCAACGCATATCTGAGAGTTTCAGGAGGTTGATTTATAGGAGAATTATCTCTATGTAAACCTTTAGTTGGTGTAAGCATTACCAGTACAAGTAGTTATTAAAGTTAGATACAAGTCTTTCTCTATTACCTAAGTCATTAAATGTAGATGCAAATCTATCTAAGCTAGGTATCATTCTAACCCACTGGTTTAAGAAGTTCTCAGCATTACCTACATCTAATTGATTAGCTTGATTTCTTGCATTAGCACAACTTTGCCAAAATCTTTCTTCAAGCTTCTCATATGTAAATACTTTATCTTCATAACCAGAAGATACCAGCATCATTCTTACATACCAAGTTAAAGCTCTTTTAAATTCAATCATATCAGGAACCATTGGGAACCCATCCTCATCTATTGAAAATCCTTTGTATAGAATATTCACAGCAGAGTCACTGAATCCTGTAACTATATAGTTACCCTTTATATCATAAAATTCTTTAAGACTAGCATTCTTATCTGTAGTTAATATAATATTACCATAGTTATCATAGTCATACTTTTGAGTTGAGTAACTTGATGTCTTAGGGTATATTGGTCTATTGTTATGAGTTACTTGAGTAATAGTATATAAATCACAAGGTAGTATACCTTTATGATTAACTATCTTTAAGTACTCAGGATAGCCAAATCCAGGAGATGTTTCTTTATCTATTAATTGCGCACCTGCACCAATTTCATCCAAAGCTTCTCCAATCCACTCTATTGCATCTGTAACCCAGTTTGCATCAGGTGGTTTAACATCTCTGAATATTTTAGCTATAATAGCTTTAGAAGAAACTTCTCTATATACCATTTTATACTGTTGTTAAGTCAGTTAGAAACAAATCATTCTTTTCATACTCTTCATAAATCCTTGAACACAAAGATTTAATCTTTATTCTGTCATGTGTTTTATTCTGTCTTGCTGCTTGAAACACATATTGAGTTGAATTTAATGCTTTTAACTTAGTTTTCTTATGCCATTGAACCCATATCTTCCAGGTTCTTGTATTATATATAACTATACGATTACCATCTTTAGCAGACCTTATAGTAGCTCCCCAATCAATTTTAGGTTTCTTATAAGTGTTCTTGAATTTAACAACTCGTATTCCACTTAAACCAAATCCAAATTCATATACTTGTCCTTTGAGTAATATGTTTTCTATAACCCAATAGTTCATTTCTCTCATAGCTTTACCAAACACATCTCTTGGTAAAGGATTCTTAGTATTCTTACAATAAAAAGAATACATATCATCAAGTCCTAGTTTCTTCGTCTTTTGCGTCATTTATCAAATCCTGTTTAATCTCTGTTATAATCTTAATCTTATTATTCAAGAAGTCATCTGTCATCATGTCTATTAAATCTTCAGGCATTGGATATTCATCATCCTCAGTCCAACAAGGTTCATTATCACAATCTACAAACCACGCAGCTTGTCTAGGGTCTGTGAATACACCTCTTACATTAATATACTTTTGAGTCTTACTATTAGTAAGAAATCCATACTGGTTTAATAAGAAGAATCTCTTTTGATTACCTGTATATTTCTCATACTCAGCATATTTAGCTGAATTAGGGTTAATTACAGCATAGCTGGATTGCTTATCTATACTACCAACAAATGTAATAGCATCTCTATTATAGAGCCTTACAAGTCTTGGAAGTTTGTTTATAGTTCTCAATATATCACATCCAGATTCAATAGTACAACATTGAGCAGAATCAACTAACTCAAGTTCAACACAACCTAAATCTTGTTGCCAAGTATCTGATATATAGCCATTCTTATTAATATCTCTCCTTGCCCATTTAGCTCTTTGGATATTAACATTAAATACAAGCTGTTCATAAGAGGGTATAGAATCAACTTGTATTCTACCTCCTTCTATGAAGTTCTGTATATTATACACTATTTCAGATAGGGTTGCCATTATTTATATCGTTTGATTAAGTAAGCTAAAAATCCAACACCTCCAAGACTGACTACTATTCTAACTATTAATTCAGGAATAGTCTCTATACTGGTGTGATGATACACTCCATATATAAGTATAAGAAACAATACTCCTAAAGTAATATCTATAAGTATATCTTTCATTATACTCTTGATTGTTGGAACATTGCTAATTTACCTGAAGTCAAATCCATAGAAGTACAAGGTAAGTAATACACAGCACCATCAGGAACAGTAATAGTACTAAGAGTTCCTTTAGTAGTGATTACAGAGTTAATTACAGCATCTCCTCCTATTGCTTGGAAGCATGACCAACCATAAGCATTAGTATGAGTATCTGTATCTGCTATAATCAAATCAAGTGTTTGACCTTCTCCAAAAGTTCTTTGTCTTTGAAGTTCTTGTCTTAAAAGTCTTACTTCTGAGACTAATATTGATTCATTCATAATTTTATTATTTTCGTGTAAATATAAAGGCTAAAATACTAATAACCAAAAGAATCCAGAATAAATATCCTGATATAAGCATAAACTTATCTTTGTTGCTCATTAGAGTAACTTGAGGAGGGCAGTTACAAGGAACTTTAATCTTTTTAGTTCTATATATAGTTCGAGTAATATATCTTGTTTTTACTTTTCCTTTAAGCTTTGTAACATTTCCTTCTTTCTTAGCTTGGATAATAACAGTAGAATCTTCATACACTGTAGAGAAAGTATCTTTAATACCTGAAGTATCCAAGTTAAAATCAAAGTTATGCTCAGGAATAAGAATAGTATCATGTATCGTATCCCTGATAATAATAGTTTTCTCATATGTTAAGGAGTCTAAAAGGTTAGGATTCTTTTTAATAGCTCTTTTAAGATGCCAATTACTTGAGCATCCTACAACAAATAATGATAATATTAATACTAAGTATCTCATTATAAAGACTTTAATTGGTAGTGCATTCCATCAGGCCTAGATTTCCAATCTGCTCCACAATCCATAAACTGTCTTGATATATCTATAAACATAGGACTAAAAGGAGTAAGACCTTTCTTAATACATTGTTCTCTTGTTAAACCTAAAGGATTGTTTCTGGCATTTACATCTACAGCTATAGCATAAGAATGTAGAGATAAGCTACTTAAACCTCTTTTGAGTCTGATGGAGTATATACCATTCCACTCATTGATTTCTTTAATTAGACCTCTATTGGTTAGCTCTACTAACCAATTGATTACTACTTGACCAAAATCTTTATTAGCGTATATTCTTTTGGGTATAACCTTATTAGCAGTAGTTACACTTGTAGGGATATTGAAGAAAGCCATGTTCCTTCTTTCCCATTCAGTAGTCTCATTTTTATCTGCTGTTCTTGCATCATCTAAAGGACTACCATATTTACTGAGGGCCTTGGCTGAGGTTATCATTTTCTCTTACGTTTTGAAAAGTAGTCAATGAGAGTAATGCTGCTATTAAACTAACTAAAGCCCATATATAAGCATCATTAACATCTCCAGCTACACAACTAAGACTTAAGAATTTATACAAACCTAATACTGCAAATATTCTACGTATAGAATACTGTCCATCTTTACCCTTAATGCAATTCTCAAGTTGAGTAGAGATAGTAAGGATTCTTCTCATAATAAATGACAATATTAGTTTTCCCATTCTTTATGTCTTATAGTATGATTCTTAGGTAACTGAAACTTCTGATTGAAGGAAAGGAGTTCTCTTATTTGTTTAATATCTTCTGTGTGTCCTCTCACAGTAGTTTCAGTGTACCCAAGTTTCACTTTAATTTCTACTAATTCATTCTTAATCACAGCAACCTCTTTAGCTGTTTCCTTTGTGGTTCTGTAAATTTCTGTACCTAACCATCCTCCAAATGTTATAATAACAGTTAATAGGATTGGTGCAAAGTAAGCTTTAACTTGGTCTACTGTATTTTTCATAAATAAATTAGATTAGTTTTCTTCAATAAGGTCGTATTTAAATAAGTACTTAAGTAAGTTACCTTTAGTGATTTTAGTCTCTAAATCAGCAGCTTTAGCAGCAGTAATCTTATAGAAATCTATTTCTACTTCAGACTGTTGAATAGCTAAAAGCTCTTTTTCAAACTCTTCAATTTTATCTTCAGCAATAGCTGTAGATGTAATTTGACCAGCTTCAGGTTTAAAATCAGGTGTAGCAATTACACGTTTACCATCTTCATCATACACAAAATCATTCTTTTGTGAGTCAATAACGAATTTAATAAGTTCACCTTTTTCATCTTTAGCTAACAACAATTCACGCATTTTGTTAATGTCTTTGTCAGCTTCTTTAAGTTTAGTTTCTACCTTGTTAAGGTTCTTAGCTACTGCATAAGCAATAGGTAAATTTTCATTTCCAAGTTGTACTAACCCAGAGTACAAATCTTTCAAATCTTCAATCGAATATTTCATTCTACAATATTAAGTAATTTGTGCCAAAGTATATGCAGGTAAGTAATATTCTACTTTAGTTGTACTTCCAACTTCCTCAACCACAATGCGAATAAATTTAGCAGGGTCTCCTAATACATATGATATAGAGGAGCTTCCATTACCTCCAACAGTATTTAATCCTAAACTACCTACTGAGAAAGCAGATGTTGTAGCATCTCCAGTTCCAGCAGAAGTCCAAGCTGTATTTCTGGTAAAAGATAATTTATAATCACCTGTACCTGAGACATATGGAAGTCTTAATCCTACTAAATCAAATCCTGTAGTCACATGAGCAGAAGGATTGTAGTAGTCCATTGGAGCTATATCTAATGCTATTATTCTTCCAGCAGTACCTCCAATAGCTACTTTAGACTGTAGTTTTACACCTATTCCAGGAGTAGCTACAGTTCCAGAACTACTTCCAGATTCATTTGTAGTACCTATAATAGTACCAACAAACCCATCTGAAGTAGCTACATTATCTCCTATAGATATTAAACTACAATATGATTGAGTAGGATTTATATCTATAATCTTATCATTATCTGATATAATAGATACTCTATTTCTTGTGGTTGCTCCAAGTTGCATAGCTGCACTTACAGCATCTCCATTTAAACTTGCAGTTTTACCAAATGCTTGAAGAACAGTATCTGTAGCAGCTATACTACCTATAGTTTTAGTTAATCCTGTAAGCAATCCTAATTTAGATGCTAATATAGCAGCAGAAGCATTTACATCAGCATTAACAATAACTCCAGAACCAATAGATGTAACACCAGCATTAGTTATAGTTATATCTCCAGTCATAGCTACACCAGTAGCTACATTACTTCCATTACCTACAAATATATAAGCACTTGTAAGAGAGTTGGACATTTTCTCACTATCTAACTCAACTATAGCTGAGTGTATATTAGTAGCAGAAATACTTCCAGATGGAGTAAATGTATAAACAGATTGAATAGCAGCAGCATATGTACTATTGCTTGGTACAGTAGTACCAGATAAATCACCAAGTTGTAAATAAGTTCTTGGTTTAACTTTCTTTAATACTCCATCAGCAGAGTCTACTATAGGCCAAACATCATCTACATTATATGTAGAGTTCTTTAATGTTAAGCTAGATACTTTAGTTACAATAGTTGCCATTTTATATTTCTATAGATTTAATAACTCCTTTTTTAATTCCTCGTGAGTCTACAAAGTCTTTAGGGAGATAATATTTATCATCTTTTACGTAAAATCCAACACCCTCTTCTTTTATGGATTCTGCTTCTGATTTTGTGTATTCGTAAACTTCTATCATAATGTAATGCCTAAATCGGTATAGAATTGAACAAATGAATCATAAAACTGTTGGCCTATTGATGATGTCCATGCAGAACGGTCAATGATTGTTATAATTCCGTCATTAGGCGTTTCTCCTCCTGTTACCGTTTGGGATATAGAACTACCATTATCATAAGAAAATCCGCAACATATAATATCTGTGTCTGGAACTGCGGTACTGGTGTTGTTACCTGTTGCAATAACTGAGTTATCTTTTAACATTTGAGTACATCCGGCTCCACTTGCTGCTGTACGATGAATCTCATAATATCCATGTGCGCCACTTGTTAAAGCACCAAAATATGCCGTCCCGTTTACCACTGCAATTGTTTGGTTGCTTGTTCGTGGTTGTATTCCAAGTTGAGAAGTAAAAGCACCATTAGAACAACCAAGTAAGTATAAAGAATTGTCGGCAGTTATATCAGTTAAAAACCAAGTACCATATGCCGCTGATGAAGTTGTAAGGTAAGCGTGTGAACTTGGTACTTCCTGAGTGTTCCACGCTTTTAAAGCTGCTGCCTGACGGGTATAAACATTTGGGTCTGTTCCTACGTTTACATAACTTCCTCCGCCATTAATCTCAGTCATTGGGGTATTGGTTGGTGTAACAAAGTCAGATAGTAAAGGCCATTTGTTTACTCCATCATAATAACCAGGACTTCCTTTGATAACTTTATATGCATCAAAACAGTTATTAGCCCCCATACTACCCAAACCCTGTAAGTCTAAAAACAGTTGATTATAGATTACCTTGTAAGTATTTGGAAAAGGAGTGCCTGTTTGAACTTCGTATTCATCAAACCATGCTTGAGCCATTGGGTCAAATCCTCCACCCAATTTTCTGTATTTATATAAGTTTAATCCTAGTCCTAACATTATGCTAAAATTATTCCTTTGTCTTTAAGTGCAATCTCCAATGTCAGAAAAGCTCTGGCAAGTAATCTAAAATTAGCATCACTAGCTGTTACTGTAGATAAGTTAAAAGCTAAATCTTTTAATTCAGCATAGTTAGTTGATGTATCTGTCCACCCAGTATCAGCAGGAGCATAAGTACCTCCTTTAAATGTAAATGAACCATCTCCACCAATAGCAAATAAAAGATTGCTTGAAGTATCTTCTGCATAAAAAGCTTTCTGTGTATCTGATATACCTACAATAGAACTGAAGCTTCTATAATCAGCTATATCTGTTGCTGAGTAAGTTACAGAAGTATTAGTAAGTAATGTTCCTGTTACAGTAGTAGTTAAATTATTACTTAAGTGAATATCATTACCAAGTATAGAAATAACTGTTGTAAGAGCAGGTATTCCTGGACCTGTGAGAGTATTACCTACAGATATTCCTGTAGTACCTCTGATATCAGAAATAGTAAGAAAACTTGCTCCAATAGTACCATTAAATGCTCTTGTAAGATTAGGTTCTTGTTCAATAGATGCTGAGAAAGATTCTATTTTACCAGTCGCTATAGAGGATTGTTCTACTGTATGATTTATATTTATACCTTTTTGAGTAGCTGTTGAAACGCTACGTATTGTGGGATTTACTGATAGGAATATATTATCTCCTACAAATATTCCCCCTGCTCCACCTAACGTATTAAAGTTTATACCTTCTCCATCATCAGAATTAAGAACAAAAGTTAATGATGTTCCTGTTGAGCGTATAGCACTACTTTCACTAATATACAAGTTACCTGCTTGAGAGGCAATTATTGTATTGCTAGAACTATCTATAAATTTAAAGTGATATACTGAATCTACTGATTTATGTACAAAACTATAAGGGTCTCCAGTATAAGTTGTATTCAACATCAACTTATTAGCATGAAGCCAATTATCAGTATCGTTATAATATAGATTAGTGTTATCTTGAGTATATACTCCACTTGCTCCAGCAAATACAATAGAACCTGCTGTAAATGCAGTAGTTGTTCCAGTACCTCCTTTTCCAGGAAGAATTGTTGGTAAATCTGTATTAGTTAAAGCTCTTACAGATAATACTCCAGAACTACCATCAGGACTTGCTAATACTCTGTTCTGAGTTTGAGTAGCTAAAAATGGAGCTATACCAGCATCATATTGAGCTTTAGATAAAAGACCTGCTGTTACACCAGATGCTGATGCTAAAGGTATATTTAATGTATGAGCAGAACCAGATGAACTCCAACTAGGAGCAGTACCTGAAGTTCCAGGAGTAGCAAATGTTTGAGATGAAGCTGTAAGACCATTAAGTGAAGTAATAGTAGTACCAAGTAACTCACTAACAGTTACCTTATATAATACATAATCTGGACCTACTAATTGAGATACAGCTAAGAAACTACCTCCATTTGGGGAAGTTCCTAAAGCAGGTAGTGATGATATTTTAGTTACTGTTGGCATTATCCTTCTATTGAGCTTATGTAAGTTCCGTCTTCTGTAGTAAATTCAAGTATGTAAAGAGTATCTTCATCTGCTGTGGAAGTTACAGTACTTCCAGCACATTCACAACCACAAATAGATTTAATCTTACTTATAGTTGCTGAGAATTGTTCTTCAGTTAAACAGTTAGTATATGTAGAAGAATCTCCATCTGAATATTGTTGCCATCTTGATAGAGCATTTAGAGCTAAATATAAATACTTCATATTGTCTAATGCTTGCTCACAGTCTATACCACCAAGTTCCTGATTAGTAACTTTGGTAGCTAAAGTAGCATAACAACACCAAGCATCTTCAATGATGGTATTTAATTCTTCTGTTGTATATTTTTTAAGAGCAACCACAGTCAGTATCTGAATTACAATAAGATAATAATAAATCTATAGTTTTTTGAGCTTCAGTATACTTACCACATTCTGCTTGTTTTTCAGCACCTACTCTAAGCAATTCTAATTTCATTGCGTAGTTAAGTTCCTTATCTCCACACTCATCACAACAAGCATCAGATAATTTACCAAGTTTTTCATCAATACAGCAGTTTACAGCACAATCTATTAGTACATAATTAGAGGCTTTCCAACCTTTAAATGATGCTACTCCAGAACCCGCTGTTCCTGTAAATGGTTTATTTAATGTTATTGTAGTTGTAGATACATTCTGAACTCTATAAATAGAATCCTCATAATCTCCTGTGGTAGTAAATCTTATATAATCTCCATTAGAGATAGCTGCACTAACATCAGAAGACATTGTAACTGTTGCTGAATTTGCAGTTAATGTAGCAGTAAAAGCAAAATCAGCATTACTCCAAACATAGTAGTCAATTAACCAAACTCCACTATCTAATGTTCCTAAATCAGTACTATCATAAGTAATACTTAATGTATTTACAGGAACCCAATCAGAACCAGAAGTATAGTTGAAAGCTACAGGGGTATTATCAGGAGGTGTAATTATAATATCAGTAACATCTACCTCAGCTTTAGAGATATTAGTATTAGTACTACCAGTAGAATATTTTGTAGAACTGGCTAAGTTATCTTCACCAGTAGCATCAGTTATTGTAATTTCACTACAATCAGAATTTTTAGCTACTGTTATTACGGGTACAAGTGCCATTTGATATTAAATTAAAAAAGAAAAGAAAATAGGAGGGTGAGGTTTTAATTTCACCCTCCAAAGAAATTAGTTGTTGTCTATGTACTCAATAAAGTACTCAACTTTACCAGCAGTCAGAGCAGCAGTACCTACTGTGATTTTAAGTCTGGAAGAAGCACTGATTACAATTGCGGTTGCAGATGAAGCAAGAGCAATAGAACCTGTAGCAACATCAGCAATTGCTGTAGCTCCAGTTAAAGCAGTTGAACCTGCTGAAAGAGTTACAGTTGCTGAACCTCCAGAAGTAGCACTAGTTACTTCTCTTGAATAAACATTTGTTATTACTGCTCCTGGTGGAACCCAAGAGTCTAAAGAGATGTCTCCAACAGCACCACCACTTACAGAAAAATCATAAGTTGCTTTTACTACGCTTTTATTTGAAGTTGTTAAGCTCATTTTTGTTTTAATTAAAAGTTAGAAAAATAATTACAGGTTAACAGATGGAAGGTCAACTGAGTTCATGTAAGGATTCAATGTTCCTTCAAAAGCAGCGTTGTTAGTTCCAGCAGTTTTAAGTGCTACAATAACAGTATAATTAGTACTGTAAGAAGCAGTAGGAATACCTTTATCCAAATAGCTATTATCTACTTCAATTGTATACAGGTCATAGTTATATGCTGTATTAGCAAAAGTAGGGAAGTTCTGAGGATACCAGATAGTATTGAAAATACCTTTCATTCCTAACAGTTTTCTTTCCATTGTAGATACTTGAGTTCCTGTACCATTAGAGAATACCAATGCAGTACTGTTAGTCAAAGGAGTTCCTTCAAGACTTCCAGCAGTAGATACTTCAAAGTTACCATTATCTACAAGTGAGATAAACTGAATACCAGCTTCATCAGATGAAGTAGGAGCAGCAGAAAGTTCACCAGCAGCAACACCAGAAGCAGAAGTTCCTCTGAAAGGACGAGTAAGAGTAATAGTAGCACCATCTACAGAAGATACTTTATACACAGGGTATAAGTCATCAGTAGCAGAACCAATCCTTACATAATCTCCAGCTACAAGAGCGTGAGAAGTACCACTTGAAGTTACAACAGCAGAACCATCAGTAACAGTAAGGGTTTCAGAACCACCAATAGCACTTGAGCTTACATCCACAATAACATTAGCATAAACAATAGCCTCTTTGTACTCATTAATAGTAGTAGTAGGAGTCTCATTGATTACCAAACAAAATTCATCACCTACTTCAAAAGGAGTAGCTGTAGAATCAGTTTTGATAGCATATGGATAACGTGGATAAGGTTCAAATCCTTGAGTAGTATCCATTACTATCAAAGAATAGGAAGTTGAGTTTCCTGTAGGCAAAGAATATGTATTCGAGCCACCAATAAACCCAAGAGTTTGAATTTTACGAGTGGCAGCATTGTAAGCTTGTCCATCCCATTTCTTAATGTTTTTACCCTGAATGCGAGCTGTGATAACAGGAGATAAACCAGTAGCAACACCTTGACAGAGATAAATCTCAGCAGCGTCATCAATAGTTTCTCCAGCAGTCAACAGTCCACCATCAGCTTTGAACACAGCAATAGCACCATTAGGCACATTTGCAGGATTAGTAGCAGAACCTACTGCTACATCAGAACCAATCAAAAGAAGTTTTGACATTTTGTTGTTTTGTTTTTAGTTAGAAAAATATATTTATTTATTAATTTGTTAAATCCTTATTTAGCTCCACAGCAGTATTCAACCTTCTGGATTCAATCATCTCTAAGATGTCATCCACACACATTTGAATAATTTCTGGATGAGTGTGGTCAGGTAATTCGATTCCCTGATTCAATTCTAAACTCACTTGTTTAGGTTTGCGAATATAGCTAATAATTAACTTTTCTACAATAAATTTATTTAAGTCTACTAATACATCTATAGCATTATCATATACTATAGTTAGTGGTAAACTAAGATTAGATTTATTGAAGGGGTCTTTTTGCATTACCCACACATCATTCATTTGAGCATATCTGTTAGGATTAGTTACATACTCACCATTACTATCACCTGCTAATCTAGTATTAGATACAGCAGAACTAGCTACAGTAAAGTCATAAGTTGCTCCTACATATTTATAAGATAATGTTGGTGCAGTGCCACCACCAGTATACTTAATAATCAACAGATTATCTCCAAATACTCCTGTACCATTTAATACTTCCCATCCAGCAGTAAAATCAGATGAAGATAAACCAGCTACTAAATCATCTAAAAACAATTGAGTAAGGTCTTCATCATATAAATTAAACTGAGCAGATACAGTAGGATTGATTATTGAAACTGAAGTATCATTTCTGATAATATCAAAATCAACAAATGTATTTCCACCAAATTCTGAGAAGTCAAGAGGTATAGTGTATATAGTAGAACTAATACCAGAGTTAGTATAAGTTATTGTTTTACAAGGAGAACCATATATATAACTTCTTTGTGAAGTTAACCACATATAGTCAGAAGGTAGATAGAATCTTAATCTATCTGTTTCTTCAGTTGTAAAACAATAATCAGTATAGTAAGGAACTTCAAGTAATCTCAAATCATCTATACGCTTTTGAGACATTTGAAATCCTGATTTTTGTTGGTTTAAAAGAGGTTCATACCTGGTTTTAATAAACCTATAAACATTCTTATTAATAACTGTATCAATCTCTCTCGGAGTAATCCAGTCATATTGTTTAGAATAGATTTTATCTATCCCTAAGTTTATATTAGTATGAACCTCTTGTATTACCATTAATTTTCTTCTTTAACTTTAGTTTTTTTACCTTTACTTAATTCTGCAAGTTTAGCTTTAAGTATAGAATACTCTTTAGAGTAGTTTGCAGCTTTAAGTCTTGAGATAGCAGAATTAATATCAACTCCGATTTCATCATCACCATTGATATATCTTCCACCAACTTTTACTATGATACCTTTATCAACCATTGATTCAAGTTCAAACTTCAATTCAAGATTACTATCAGTAACTACAGCAATAAACTTATCAGGTTGTGAATCAGCTAACTCTCCAAGTTTGTTTTCTTTCTCAAGCTTATTCATAGTTTCAGGATTGATTAGTTTATCAGCAGTAGAGAATAATCTTAATACCCAATCGTATTTCTCTGGAGCTGCTTCAAGTTTAACCAACTCTTTAATAGCTTGTTTTCTAAGCTGAAGAGTATCATTGTTCTTCTTAACTTCACTACTAGGATTGTACATATAGAAGTCTTTTACTTGACTATTAGACCTCTCATCATTTTGTTGGTCAACCCTTACGTGCATAAGTAACCATTTATAAGTTACCCAATCTGTTACATTTACAGGATTACCATCTTCATCCATAGTAATGTCAAAAGTAACTCCTTCTTGAGGTACTTCTACCATTTTGTTAGCCCAATACTTTCTACATTCTGCTCTAAAATCCTGATGTTTAGGGTCCATAACCAGAATATCAGCTAAATACTTAGATTCTTCTGTTGGAGTAAACGGGTTAAGAGGCAAATTGTTAGCCATTAAATGTGACCTGATTTGAGCAATTTTCCTTGTCTCAAGCATTTCCTGTGTTGCTTTAGGAAGATAACTTGTTTTCTTTTTTCTTTTTACAATTACTTTTTCCATATTCTTTATTTCATTATTCGTTCATAATCAAGAAGAGGGATTTTAACCCCTCTTCAAGTTATAGTTATGCAGTTTTGCTTCGTTGTAAATCAAAGCTTGTAGTAAACCTACGAAGTACAATACCTGCTGTTTTCAAGAAGTGTACTGATGCACCATCAATATCACTAGCACGAAGCAAGTTACTGTTACCCATTCCATTAGGAACTGTAGAACCAGCAACACCCCATCTCAGCATTTCTCCACCACGTTGGTTAACCATCAAAATATTAGATTGTCCATCATATTTAGATTGGTCTACAAATGTCATACGATAAGATTCCAAAGGCAAAGCATCAATCCAAGGACCAACTTGCGCTCTAGGACCAAAATCATACATTGGGTGTTTAACCAAACGCAAAGTATGACCATCTACGTGTTTGTAAGTCCTGAAGTAACCTTGCAGTGCAAGCTCATATCCAGAACCTTCAATGAATTTATCTGAGTTAACCAGCAAAGTAAAGCCCATGTTACCTAACTTATCTTTCAAAGCTCTGTCAAATACACGGAATCCACCAATACCAGTATAAACTGTGATGTCCATTTCTTGAGCATCACTCATACCAATGTACAGAGAACCCAGGATACTATCCAACAATTCTACAGTGAAATCAGAATAAGTACTGCGATTTTGGATTTGGTCTAACAATCCAGGACCTATGATGATAGGATAACCATTGTTACCTTGCAAGCTGGTTACACCAGTTTCATCATAAGATTGAGTTCCATACAAGTAGTATGATTCACACTCTTTACGGTATTGAATCATGTACTGATATTCAGCCCAGTCCATCCACAGTTTAGTCATCTTTCCACCTTCTGTAGGAACTTCAAATACCATTACAGCATTTTGAGCAGCTCTTGAGAAAGAGTAAGATTTACGAAGAGTAGTCAGCTTATGACGAATTAAGCTAGGAGCCATCCATTTAGAATCTGAACCTCTTGAGAAGTCAGTTTCTACAGGATTGTAGTACTGTCCAAATAGTTTACCAGCAATTACGTCAGTAGCAGGTAAATAAGAAGTAGGGTCAGGAGATACCAATTTAACAGTATACTCATAACCATTAGCCAATGGAGTAGGGTCTCCAAAGATTTTAATCTGTACTCCAGATTCACCAGCAATAACATAACCGTTATTAAACCAGCTGGTAGTGAAAACCAGTTTGAAGAATCCTCCACCAATACCAAGATTAGTACCAGAAGGTGTTTCAGCAATAGCAACAGCTTTGTCCATTCTATCCATTACACGGTATTCATACTCTAAACCATCAATGGTTACAGTTTGACCCATACCTTCAGTAATGAATGATAATGGAAATTGCTTGTCTTCTCTTCCTGACAAGTGGGTGATAACAGAACTGATTTCTGCTGGCTTTTGAAGCAGTGCAGCAGCTACTGAGTTGGAGTCATTGTATTTTGACTCACTAAAGATGTCTCTGTAAATTCTCATTTTTTATTTTATTTGTTTTAAATTAAGCTATTAGGTTCCAAAGCTGATTCCTTTAATATGGTCTATATCAGGATTCTCAAGGTTTGGTGTTTCTTTGTTTGATGCTGCCTTAGCTTTCTGTAATCCTTTACCCAACTTCTCAGATAAACTTTTAGCTTGATTAGTTTTAGCTACATTGTCTACATACTTAGACAAGTTAAACTTCTTCATTTTAATCAAGGCTAAAGCTATTCTTGCTTCAGGGTCTTTTTTCATTTCTATCTCATCTAACTGTTCTTGAGAGTAACCCTCTTTAGTAACAGGTTTAGACATATAATCAAATAGAGCTTTCTTTTCAGATACAGGAATATTCAGATTCTTCATTGTTGCAGATTTATCTAATTTATCCCAAACACCTGTCCAGTACTCTTTTACTTTTGTTGCTTTTTCCTGAGCTTCTTTACGTTGATTTTCAATAAGCTCTTTTTTATCTTGCTCTTGTTTAGCTTGAAGTTTGCTTATAGCCATCTTAGCTTTTTTCTCAAGCATTCCAGCATTACTATAATCTTCAAGTTCAGAATCAACTTCTTCTTTAGTATAGTTCTGAGACTCCAACCATTTCCTTACTACTGTTTTCTGGATGTTTTCATCTCCATCAACACTAACTTCAGAATAGTCAATCTCAGGATTCTTAACTGAATGATATTTATCAGGGTCTCCACCTAAAGCAAGGTATTCAAAATATGACCTTGCAGCAGGGTAACTCTCAAAAAATCCTTCAATTTCCTGTTCAGCTAATTTCTCAGCAATTACACCATTTAGTTGTATTAATCCTTCTTCAGTTTCTTCAAACTCATCAGCATTAATATCTTCAAATCCATACTGAGCTACAATTTTCTTTAGAACACTTTCAGTTTCAGGAGCTTCTTCACCTTCTTTAGGTTTTTCTTCTCCTTCTTTTTTAACACCAGATTGTTTTTTAGCTTCTGGTTCTTTAGGTTTCTCTTTTTCTTCTGTCTCTTCAGCAGTTTCTGTCTCTTCTACTTCCTCTGTTTCTTCAACCTCTTCAGTAGTTCCTTCAGGGTTAACATAGGAGTTCAAGACATTTTCCATACTCAATCCTCCCAGGGGTTGAGTTTCTTGATTTTCTTTTTCTTTACTCATAAATCTTTATCAAAATTAAATAGTTATCTATATAGAATCAAAGTATAAATTCAATCTTACGTGGTAGTATTACTCACTTAAATTTTTTACTCTTTTCAAATTGATGTAATAAAGCAGCAAAATTATCAACAAACTTCTCATTATTGTTTAATTTATACTCTCCCATTTTAGTCAGGATTTGATGAATTAATTCATGATAAAAAGTATGTTCAATATAATCATCATTTGCTACCTTTACTTTATCTCCATCTTTGTACTTGTTAGATATAGTGATAGTATTCTCAGGGTCATTTGATTCACCTACATTCACACCTTTGTCTAAAAGCTTTTTTATAACTTTTACCTTTATGTTGTGACCTAGTAAATCAAATGACTTTGGTATCATTACACGTTTCTGCTTAGTTCTGTTTGAAAGGTTACTACTGCTGCATTAAGAGCTTGTACATCAGCAAGAGTTAAACCTGTTCCAACACTAACTAAAGAGTATGTTCTTGCTGTAGTTAAGTTACCAACGGTTATTGTTTCTGTGGCTAAATCACTAAATCCTTGTGATGTTGTAGTGTTAGTTGAACCTATTTGTACACCGTCTTTAAAAGCTCTAAAATCTGATGCTCCAACCCTTGATGCTGCATAGAACCCTGTTGATGCTGTATTTGGGGTTTGTATCCTATTCACATTATAATCATACATATCAGAAAGAAACCCAAATGTAGGATGTTTTGTAAACAATGAAATCAAAGAAGTCCCATCTGGACCACACTGTATATCAGGCACACTTGATGTATTTGCTGTACCTGAGTATAATGATATGTGAGTTGAATTATCTGTTAAATCAGTAACAGGTATAATCTTAGTATCAGCAGTTGTATCAACACCGTTACCTGTTATACCATTAGCATTATGTGTCCAAGTTCCAGAAAAAGTCATTCTAAATGAGGCATCTGCATCTACTGGGTCAAGTAAGTTAAACTTATGTGTAGAAGCAGTACCACCAACAAAAGGATACAATGCAACCATCTTACCCCAAAGGTTAGCAGCTTTTAATGATAATGTTAGATTGTTTATAGCTTTTGATATTACACCATCTGTAATACTGGCAGCAGTCAAAAACGCAGCAGCATCTACATCTAATACAAGCTCATAAAGTTTTATTGCGTAACCATACCACAGACCATTTATCTTAGTCATAGTTACTATAGATACCCCATCAGCAGTTGCTGAGATATCTAAGGCTCCATTAGGAGAAAATAGGTTTAAAATATCTAAAGTGTGGTTTCCTGTACCATCTTGTGTTACAAGTATTTTAACTGTTGTATTGTCAGGAACAGCATCAGCATTCAATATAACATTCTTTTCAAGTAGTAGTGTGCAAATACCTCCTTCATAAACATCTAAAGTTGCTGAACCTGATGTTACTGTAAGTTCTTGAGTATTTTCTGTTATGGGTCCAGATACCGTTAAACTATCTATAGAAACATCTGAATCTAAAGATATTGTAAGCTGTCCTGGAACAGAGGTATCAAAACTCATATTAGTTCCTTGTATCAAAGAACTTAATACAGAGTCTTTTACCTCACTAAATGTAGTATAGTAAGTAACCTGTTCTGGAGAATTTGAGTCATTCTTTCTGATGATTATTACTTTATCATCATTGTTTAACGTGTCTAAATAATTTTTTAAGTTTATCATTTTGTTTTAGGTTTATTCTTACTTGCTTTAATTTTCTTCTCTTCTACCTCTTTCCAATCTTTAAGTTCTTTTTCCTTAAAGTCTAGTTCTCTATCTTTTTGAGATAGTTCTTTATTTTTAAAGGTAGTTTCAAAGTTTAGTTTCATTTGTTCTAATGCTAGTTTACCAGATTCAATTATATCAGGTTGCCCATTGTTATCAGCATCAGGTGTATTTATTGCTTGTGTACCAAGAGCTTTTATCTCAGCTACATATATATCTTTCTCTCTATCCAGTTGATTATTCATATTTTCATTCTGAATAGCAGCATCTTGTAGTTCTTTAGCAGCAGCATTGTTTTTATCAACTATCTCTTGTTGCATAGCAGCTTCAGCTTCTTTTTGTTGAGCCATAAGAGCTTCAGCAGCTTCTATCTTTCTCACTAAAGTAGTAAAGTTATCAGAATCCATAATACCAGCGATTACTGACATAGGTACTCCATTCTGAATTAATTGAGGAGCCATCTGTTTTAAGAACTCAAACTTCTCTTTCTCTTTACCAGATTTAGTTACAAATACAGACATCTCAGCAGAAGCAAACTCAGGTCCATCTATATCGAGATAGCTTGTAGTACCATCAGGCATAATGAACATAGTCTTCTTACCATTAGCACATACATATTTACCAAAGTCTAACATAGCTTGAGTATCCAATTGCTCAATCTCTTCAAACTTAGAGAAGTAAGTCTCAGTAACCATTGAAGAACCATATACAGCTTGTTGAGTTACAGAAGCTAAATCAGATGCTTTAGTTTCACCCATTCTCTGTCTTGTTACTCCAGATACCCTTTCCCACTCAGATAATATAAAATCAAGTAGCTGAACATATTGAGTTATAGATTTATTAGTTAAATCTAAATAATTCTTCATGTTAGGACTAGGTTTGAAATCAGGAGCAGCACTATCATACCAAGCAATACCAGTAGCATCAATATAATACATATACTTATCCATATCCCATTTCTTAGGAATATAAGCTAAGTCTAACATACCTATCATATCTTTAGCTTTAGCTACTGATAAATCTAATCTGTATTTTATGATATTATAGTTCATTTGATATACCATACCTAATGATACCATAGATACATTTGCAGAATTTCTATTAGAGAATATTCTTCCATTATAAGGTAACTTACATTTAGAAGGATTATCCATAGAGTTTCTCTGTACAGGCATAGGTCTCATTCTCACAAATATATCTCCATCAATCCTAGTACCTTCCCATACTTCATTAACCCATTCAGTTCTCATAGATTGTCCTAAAGACTTATCTGCTTTAACTAATTCTGGGTCAACTTCCATTATTTGTTCTTGTCCAAACTCATCTATATAAGTTAAGAATCCAATTTGTTTTCTTGATTTCCAGCATACATGACATACTTCAGTAAGTCTATCAGGATGTCTATAAGATGGTTCAAAGAATGATGAAGTATTCTGAAACAGATTAAACTGAAGTCCAGCAGTGTTACGTGGTTTCTCCAATCTGATTATTTCTTCTTTAGTCAATTCATCATAATAAGCATCAACTACAGTAGATGCATGACATTGTTTTCGAGATACTACCCAATCTCCATCTTCAACAAAATCAAGATTAGGGTCTTTATCATAATCAATCTCTAAGGGATTAATTACTTCATACTCAGGTTCATTATAGTTTACTCCTCTATATGTATATACTTCTCCAGTAACCAACCAATCCAGGAATGCTTTCTCCCATTTCTGAGGAATCCTACAATATTGATTTACATATTTCAAGTAAGTTTGACCTTGTATAGCTCTGGTATCTTTGTATTCTTTTAAGTGTTTCTTAGCTATTTCTTCTGGAGATTCTGTAGGTTGAGATTGTACTCCAGTATCTACACCAGCTTCATTAAGAGTATTTATAAACTTCTGTTCCAGACTCTTATAAATCTTTTGATGTAATACTTCATTAGATAAATCTATAGCATCTGAGTTATCAACAGATACCATATAACTCTTAGGTCTTCGAGTGTATTCTCCTAATAGACAATCTACAACAGGTCTTATAATAGGATAATCCTTCATTTTAGAAGGAAAGTTCTTTAACTCTCTACCATAAGGTCTTGTTACATAAGTATAATCATATTGATTAATTACTCCATTATAAGCATCATATAACTTCTTCAAATAAGCTTTATGAGAAGAGCTATAATAAAACTGTGATAAATTTATGTAACTTGTTACACAGGCTTTTCTCCAATCCTCTGTCTTCTTAGAGTAAGGTACAGTCTGTGTAGGAACACTATTAGAGTATTCTATATTCGGGTTATTCTTATATGAAGTATCCACGTATGCTAATTAATTTACAAATCTAGTTAAAAAATTCTCTATTAAAAAACTCATCTTTATCATCGGGTTTACTAATGTTCATTTCTCTAGTCATTAAATCTTGCCTATAAAACATACCTACTAAGAGCGCAGAACTCCTATCATAATTGCCTTCAAATGAGTACTTTCTTAATTCTCTTACTAATCCGAGGTCATAAATATAGTGTAAATTTAATATCTTTTCACCATTCTCAGTTTCTGACCTTTCAGTTAAAAGCCAGTCTCTCAAGTATAAAGCAGCAGTTTTCTTTCTCTCTATACTAGACATTGATATACCATAACCCCTTCCAAGCTTCCTAAACTTGTTTCCAGAGTTGTCATATAACTCAGGTTCTTCTATTAACCAATGTAGTTTTTTATGACTTCTTGCATAAGGTATAATATCTCCTCTATCATTCTCAAAAGCTATCTTAGCATTATAGTACTCTGCTAACATAAATACCTGTCTATTAAACTCATCCATAAACTCAGGTCTTCCTACATAGCTTGCTACTATCATATCATCAGGTCTTGAGTAAGGATTAATTCTCTTAATCACATAACAAGCACCTAAAGATTCTCCACCATCTGTTTGTATACCATAAGGGTCACAACATAAAAAATACATATTATCAGGTATAACACCTTCTAATTTATATGGAGTTTGATATACTACTACAGCTCCTGTTTTATCACTACCTTTTTTAAGTGGAAATTCTGTGATAGGTTTTAAGTCTAAATCTGGTTTGAATTTAATACCTCCATCAGCATGGTATAGTTTACCAGCAGATGCTTCAGTAAGTAACTTCAAATTAGGCATTGTAGATAACTTAGTTTCCCAAGCAGCTAATTCTCCTTGAGGGAATACACTACCTGATAATCTAAGCATAGCTTCAGCAGGAACATGGGGACGCTCTGCAATATATCTAAGTAAAGCATCTGGGTCTTTGGAGTTTAACTTAATATTCTCTCTTTGTATAGCATCATTCTGTTTAGCTAAATCTACAAGAGAATTACCTTCTTTATCCATAAATCCTTCAGCATTCCTATACTCAGGAACAAAGAACCCACAACTGGTATCTTCCATTCCTACATCCCAGATATTTCTACACTGTAATACGTTATATCCTTTAGGTTTATAGAATAATTCCTCAAGTCCAGAATAATCAGCATCTTTAGAACCTCCAGTTCCATAAGCACACATTAATCCGAAAGTTACTCTACCTGCTTGCATACCAGGCATTGTAATTTGCCAAGATTGTAATAATCCAGGAAACTGTCCAGCTTCTTCAAATAATACTAACTTACCACGTTTACCCCTAATCTTATTAGGTCTGTCTTTAAGAGATATACCTATAATCTCAGATAAATACCCTTTCTCTACAACCCTTCCAGAACTACTATCAATATAACTAGCTCTTTTGTGAACATCAGTATCTTTCTTTTCTCTAGCTTTATACCATGCAGTATGGTCATTTACAAATGCCATATTCTCCCAAGCCTTAGATAACACACCATCTTTAGTTAAGAACTCCATCTCACTAGCAACAGCATAAGATTTAGACCTTGGAATTAAGAAGAAGTTTCTGCATAACATACTTCCTCCTTTAAATGAATATCCTCTACCCCTTGTTTTTAATACAACAGCATGAGAACCAGATTTCTCTGCTTCTTCCAGATACCAGAAATAATCATAGTCACTATCCCAAAAATCAGGAAAGCCCTCTATACGAGAGCCTTGTATTTGACCTGTGCCTACTTCTACATCTCCAGAATAAGCTACTTTAATAATCGGAGAGTAGTTTAAATAAAAGTAATGATACCCAGTAATAGCATCTCTACCAATATTATACCCTTCAATACACCTTCTCTTTTCTTCTTTCCAGAACTCTAACCATTTAGCAGAACCTGGAAATAAATTAGTATAAGCACCATGAGCTTCAAAGTGTTGACGAGCTTGTGTAAACTCATCAACACCTGTAAGCCTTTTGGTCTCATCAACCACAAAGATTTTCTTATTGTTTTCGTACTCTAGTTGGTTGTGCATTTAGTTAATCTAAGATAATCCAATCTTCAGCAAGACTGTCACTTCCACTTGGGGACCACATTGCTACATCTTTTTGTGCAGTGTATAATTGCCAATAAGGTCTATAAATTAATTTAGTTCCTTCAGGCAAATTATGTGCTTTTCTTGTAACTTCATTTACTTCAATTCCTTCTGGATAGCCTGGCATTATAATTAAATACATTTCTTTACCATTCCACCCCTGTCTTGCTATTCTTTTGCCACTCTTAGCAGCTTCAATAGCTTGTCCAAAATTCTGATTTTCTATCATATCTATTTATTTAAAGTATCTTTAATATTCTTAAACTCAGGTTTAATAAGGTTCTTGTCTTTAAGTTGAATGTAAGGAAACCCGCAACATAGCTCCTTATTTATAATTCCTAAATCTCTATGTTCACCATACAGCCTACGTAGCATCTTATCTTCAATTGTATATTTAACATACTTCTGCATTACAGCTAAGTTTGATGTATCATGGTCTAGTAATACTACTTCTCCAGTAGTAAATAACCTCTGAACAAGAAAATCTACTATTTTAGTACTTCTTCCAGTAGCCCTACTGCTTTGTTGTTCAATTGGATTAAATAACCCCATTGATTCCATTAATTCAATTTGAGAGATAATGTTTTCACTACACCCCTTGAAATTGTCTTTCAATTCTTTTAACTCTTGATTCATATCTATTTTATTTATTCTTCGTCTTCAAAATATCCTTTAGCTCTACCACCTCTAAGTTTATCATCTCCACCTTTTTCTTTCTTAACTTTATCTTCAAGTTTCTCAATAGATTCAACTGTTTTAGGAATAGTATTAGCTAAGTTAATAGTTTCTGTTAATCTCTTAACTAAATCTCCTATATCATCTGCTGATAATGCTGGACTAGTCATATTAGTCTCAATCTGTTTCCTAAGTATCTTTAGCATCTCAGAAGTTGTATCTAAAGTATTCTTAACTTCAGTAAGTGTTCTTAATGTTGGTGTTGCTTGAAGCAGGATAAACTTATCAATAGCATCTTGCATTATAGGATTAATCTTAGTTACTCCTGTTTCTCCTTCAACTAATTCTTTTCTGTGGCTCTCAGGCAAATCTGCATACTGACTCTTATATGAATACATAAAGTAGATATACTGAAACCACTTAATAGCCTGTTTCTTAAATCTATCTTTATCCTCTTCAATTAAAAGTCTAAACTCCTTAATTAACCTGAGTTCAGGACTAAGTATAACTTTCTGATTATCATCTAACTCAAATACTTTCATAAAACTTTATCTTTTTTCCATGAGTATCAGTAATCTCTGTAAACTTCTTATCTCCTTCAATCCATGTCCTTATTGTCAAGGATGTCTGATTTGTATCCTTCATTAGTGTTGGTTTCACAGTTCTGTCTATCTCCACTGTATGTAATGTTTGTGTCTCCTTTGCTGTATTCGTCATATGCTTTTTGTATCTTATCTATAAACTGCGCTTCTGTCATATTTACTTGAACTTCACCAAGAACTGTTCTAACTATTACTTGTTCAGCTTCTTCTATAATAATAGGGTAAAAGCACCCAAGTAATCCAAGTTCAAACCTTTCATCACTAAATTCATAACTATCATCATCATCATCATCATCTGGTTTAGGAATATTTAAAGCTTCCCAATCAATAGCATCTTCAGTTGGTTTCTTTATTAAGACAGGTAATGTAATGTATTTTATCATGATAAACTAAATTTATATAATGTTGATTTAATTAAAGCTAATATCTCATTCTATTATTCCATTTTCTATTGTGTAATTATTTACTCTTACTCCATTACTTCTTTCTATAATAGCAAATCCATGATTCCATTTGTTATGTGGGTCATATTCAGCTCTTAAGTTACATAAACATCCTGTAGAGTAAGTTCTAACTGATTTACCATTAATAGGTCTTTCAGTATGTGAAGATGTCCTATGACAGTGGGACATTAAACTTGAAGCTTGAGCTTTCATATATAACCCTCTTGCTGGGTTTACAGGAGCCATAATAGATTGTCTTAACTCATGTCCATGAAGGATAATGAAATCATCTACCATAATTTTCTGTAAAGAACCTATCTTAGTTATACCAAAGTCATTAAAGTTCAAGTTGTTATCTATTGTTAATCCTCTTAATCCTTTTAATTGAGGAGCCTTAAGCATTACAAATTTATCTAATCTATCATCATGATTACCAACCTTATAGAAGATTTTAGCTTTAGGGAAACAGTCTTTAATAACCTCAAGTACTCTAACTCCAGCATCAAAAGCATATTGTAAATCAGCTTTAGCTAAATCTCTTTCATATCTTGAGATTTCAGGAAAGTCCATAAAATCACCATTCAGCAATACACAATCAATATCTTTATCTTTAGCAAACTCCAAAGCAGCAACTAGGGCATTAGAATCATGGTAGGGTACATGAATATCAGCAAGTAACAGAATCTTCTTATAAGCGGGTGGTAGAATATACTCAATATCAAAGTCAAGAGTATCTACTTCAACAGCTTTAAGAGAATCTAACATAGTTTGTTTAGTAGTTGGAATAGTAGTCTTATTAGGTCTTTTCCTAAATCCATCTCCAGATTCATTCCTGAAGTATCTACAGCTAGCTCTAACAGCTTCCAGTCCACTGAATAATAGCTTACCTTCATTAGTATTCCATATAGCTTTAGCTATAGTCATAGTAGGCCACTCTGGGTATTGTTCTAAATAACTAACAACTAGTTTACCCTTTTCTGTTAATTTAACTTTACCTGACATAATTTAATGATTAATAACCTGAATCTCCATGTCTACGCTATTCTGATACCACAGGAGTAAGTGGCATATCCTTAAGTCTTCTTGGAGGCGTAACTCCAGGATTAATAAAGCTATGTACCTTTAAAAGTGTACTATAAGCTACTTCATCAGCAAGTGTTCTGGTATCTAAGTCTTGTGAGGACTCTAAGATATTAGCACAAGCATTAATAAGATTAATCTCATAATCAATCTTCGGAGCTTGGAATTTGTTTATTCCTCTCTCTTTCTTCTCGTTTTCGTATTCTTTCATTTCTTCTTTGTATTTTATAATCTGATGGTCTAAAACTTCCTAAGTAAACAACTTTGATTTCCTGCATATTCTTCATTCCTTCACATATAAATGCTGCTTGCATCTTTTGAAGTTCTACTAACTTATGAACAGATATCTTAAGCTTACTACTCAATGCTTGGGCTATTAGTAGTCTTTGTTTGTCTACGTCCATTTTCTAAATCTAATTCTATAAATGTCTGGCAATCCCCTAATATAAGTTCAGATTTCTTAATCTTGTAGTTCTCTACAATATAGATATTCTCTATATCTTTCTTCTCATTAAGAGCTTGTTCTACACTATCATATCTGAAACTTACTGTCATACTAATTTAAAAGTTACTGATGTCAAAGGTACAGGAGGCATTACAACATTTGAAAAGCTATAAATACCATCTGCAAAATTAATAACTTTTTTGTCTTTTAAAACTTTTAAATAATTATTAACGCTAACCTTAGACTTAAACTTCATGTTTTTACTGACTATATTTCTGGACGGTGTAGAGAATGTTATCTTATTTCTCTTACTTAATTCCTCTCCTTCCATCTTCAAATATATATCAATAAACTCAGCTAGTACAGTAATCTCAATAGGTGTAAGATTAAGAATCCCATTCAACAACAGTAAATACTGCCTTGTAGGGTCTAAATCACTTTTCTTCAATTCTATTATCTTGTTCATATTCTTGATTTGTTCTTTCTATAATCAACATCATCAGTTCCATTCTCTTAACCTTGTAGTTGTCCATAACCCAATCAAAGTTAAATCTATGCTCCATATCCAGCACTATCCTATTCCATTCATAAGCTGAATAAGCATTCTCTAGTTCATCAGGATAAATCCCTTTAGTCTTTTCTGTCATATTATATTTAATTGTTGCATTAGTTTCTTTAGTTCTGATTTGTTCTTAATAGTACCTTGAAATACTGATGGGCCTTCAACTCCAGTATCATACATAGTTAT